CAAGTAGCAGGCTCAGGAGGAAATGGAAATTCACCTCCAGTAACTCCTCCTCAAGGAAATTCTGGAGGACAAGGAGTTGATGCACCACCTGATTTAAGAGCAGGAGGAGGTGGTGGAGCTGTTGGCGCAGGAACTCAAGGTACTCCGTCAGGAACTACAGGAACAGGTGGCGCAGGAGCAACATCAAATATTACAGGTAGTCCAGTAGGTTATGCTGGTGGAGGTGGTGGTGGAGCAACATGTATGTCAGGTCCTAAAACGAGTAATCCAAGCCCAGATGGTTCTGGTGCTGCTGGAGGTGATGATGGTGAAGCAGGTAATGCTGCAATTAGCAATAGAGCTGGTGGCGGCGGCGGTGCTGGCGGATCTACTGGTAATCCTGCAAATCAACTTGGTGGTAATGGTGGTAGTGGTGTAGTAATTATAAGGTATAAATTTCAATAGGTAAATTATGAGTGAAGTAAAAGTAAATAAAATAAGTCCAAGAACAAATTGTGGTACAGTTCAGTTAGGAGATAGTGGTGACACTATTACGATTCCTAGTGGTGCAACAATTACTAACAACGGAACACAAACAGGTTTTGGTTCAACAGGAGGTATTAGTTGGCAAACATCTATTAAAACTGCTGATTTTACAGCAGTGAGTAATGAAGGATATTTTGTAAATACAAGTGGTGGTTCTAACATAACTGTAACACTACCGGCATCACCGAGTGCAGGAAACGTTGTTGCAATTAGAGATTATGCTAGAACATTTGGAACTAACAAAGTTACATTAAATAGAAATGGTTCAAATATGGATGGAAATGCTGAAAACACAGATTTAGTCACTGATGGCGCTTCTGTTACATTAGTTTTTATGGACTCAACAAAAGGTTGGGGTTTCATTAATGACGACACTACTTCAACAGCAGGGGCGGCTTATATTGCTGCAACAGGAGGAACAATCACAACTGCTTGTACAAATTTTAAAGTGCATACTTTCACAAGTCCAGGAACTTTTTGTGTAAGTGCTGTAGGTAATTCTGCAGGGTCAAGCACAATTGAGTATTTAGTAGTAGGTGGTGGTGGTGGAGGCAGTGGTCACTTTGGTGGTGGTGGAGGAGCTGGTGGGTATAGAGAATCTAGCGGAGCAGCGGCTGGATCTTATGATCGATCTCCTTTAGGTGCTTGTGTTTCTGCTTTACCAGTCACAGCAACAGGCTATCCTGTTACTGTTGGTGCAGGGGGTGCAGGAGGTGCTAATTCTAACAGTGGTCCAGGAAGAGGAACTCCAGGGTCTGATACAACTTTTGCAGGGACAACTACAATAACATCTACAGGTGGTGGTGGAGCTGGTAATGGAGCCGGTGAACCAACAGGTAATGCTGCTGGTAAAGATGGTGGATCAGGAGGCGGAGCTGGAACAACTACTCCAGGGCCAAGTGGTACTGTGGGTTCAGGAAATACACCTTCAGTTAGTCCACCTCAAGGAAATAATGGTGGTACTGGAAATAGAGGTCCATCAACACACACTCACGGAGGTGGTGGTGGAGGAGCAACAGAATTAGGACAAAATGCTGGAGGAAGTTCTTCAGGTGGGGGAGATTTTGGTAGAGGTGGTAACGGAGGGACATCAACAATTAACGGAACACCAACAGCTAGAGCTGGAGGTGGAGGAGGAGCTGTAAACGCAACACCTAACACTCCAACTGGAGGATCAGGTGGTGGTGGTGCTGGTCTTGGTCCAGGAAATACTTGTGCAGCAAGTGCGAATGGAACAGCAAACACCGGTGGTGGCGGTGGAGGAAGAGGAGCACCGAGTCTTTCTAATGGTGGAAGTGGTGGCTCAGGAATTGTTATTATTAGATATAAATTTCAATAGTTGAATGGTAATTAAAATTAATATATAAGGAGAAACATTATGGCACATTTTGCAAAACTAGGAGCTAACGGAAAAGTTATTCAAGTGTTAACTATGGATAATGATAAGATGTTAAATGCTGATGGTGTTGAGGATGAAACAGTAGGTCAACAGTGGTTAGAAACACACAACAACTGGCCTGCACAAATGTGGATTCAAACATCTTACAATACAGCAGGCAACAAACATAAATCAGGTGATGACTCTAAAGCATTTAGAGGAAATTACGCAGGTATAGGTTATACTTGGGACGAAGATGATCAAATCTTTTGGCCTAAAAAACCTTTTCCATCTTGGGTAAAAAATATGACAACTGCTGGTTGGGATTCACCAATTGGTGATGCTCCTGCATTAACTGCAGAACAACAATCACAAAACGAAGCTGGTACTAATCAATGGATTTATTATTGGAATGAATCAGGCCAGTCTTGGGACTTGACAGACGATTTAGCATAATTTAAAAAGGTATGTGGTATGCAAAAGAAAGTATTATCTGAACAAGCTTTATACTATGGTGATGTGGCAATGCCTAAAGATTGGGACATTGACCGAGATAAATTATCAGGCGATATTTTACAATCAGTAATTCAAAACAAAGATTTTCCATTTTCACGAACTTGGGATATGTTAAATACCTATATGCGAGATCACGTTAATCTTGAGTATGATTTTAGTTTAATCAATAAAGAAACGTGGGGTAATATTTATAAACCTAGCGAGACCACAATTCCTTTATTAAATATAGATCCAGTGGATTTACGAAATTCTCCAGATTACACATTGTTATATGGCGTTAAAGTCAAAGATTGTAGTGTTAGAATACACTATGAAGATAACAGGCGTAAAGGAAGAAGCTGGGATATACCACTGACTAATAATAAATTTATTATGTTTCCATCAACTAATATGTATTATTTAACTAACAATCAAAAGGATAGTTTAAATTTTGTGCAAACTATAACATATGAATATATCTAATTACTATTGGTATTTTAAAAGTGCACTCACACCAAGATTTTGTGATGAAGTAATACAATATGCTAATGCACAAAAAGAAGTTATGGCTAGAACAGGTGGGTTTGGTGAAAAAGAATTAAATAAACAAGAAGTATTAAATATGCAAAGAAAAAGAAAGTCAGATTTAGTATGGCTTAATGACCCTTGGATATATAAAGAATTACACCCATACGTTCACGAAGCAAATAGTAAGGCTGGTTGGAATTTTGATTGGGAGAGAAGTGAGTCCTGTCAGTTTACAAAATATAAACTAAATCAATATTATGATTGGCATTCAGATGGTTGGCCAAAACCCTATGATCGACCAGGAAATCTAGAACACGGTAAAATTCGAAAACTATCTATGACTTGTCAGTTAACAGATGGTTCAGAATATAAAGGTGGAGAGTTAGAATTTGATTTTAGAAACTATGATCCACATATGCGAGATGAATCAAAACATAGTATACAATGTAAAGAGATATTACCAAAAGGATCTATTATTGTATTTCCTAGTTTTGTATGGCATAGAGTTAAACCAGTAACATCAGGCACAAGATATAGTCTTGTGGTATGGCATTTAGGGAGGCCTTTTAGATAATGTTTATAAATAGTTATTTTCCAACTGTAATATGGAGTGAAGAAAAACCAGAGTTTGTTAAATCGTTAAACAAAGCAAGTAACAAATATATTGCTGATGCTCGTAAAAGAGAAAAAAAATTTATAAAAGAACACGGTGATTTTGGTAGATCATACCACTCAACACCACTTACAGCTGATAATGATTTTTTAGATTTTAGAAATTATGTTGGTCAAAAATCTTGGGAATATTTAGATCACCAAGGTTACGATATGGAAAAATATACAACTATGTTTTCTGAATTATGGGTACAAGAATTTGCTAAAAAAGGTGGTGGTCATCATTCTGCACATATACATTGGAATCAACATGTATCAGGTTTTTATTTTTTAAAGTGTTCAGATAAAACTTCTTTTCCAATTTTTCACGAACCAAAGACTGGTGCAAGATGTACAAAATTAAAAATGAAACCAGATTTAAAAGGTGTATGGCCTGGTCATGAACAATTTCATTTACGCCCAAAACCAGGGACATTAATGATATTTCCAGGTTATTTAGAACACGAGTATGCAGTAGATTTTGGTAAAGAACCATTTAGATTTATACATTGGAATATACAAGCAGTGCCAAAAGAAATGGCTAAAGATGTTTAAAGTAAAAAGTAATTTTTTTAAAAAAGATGATTTTAATAAAATGAAATATATTGTTACTCACCCTAATTTTAATTATTTTTTACAAACTTCGGTAGTAGAAAAAGATGATAATATTTATTTTAGTCATATTTTTTATAATAATGGAGAAATAAAAAGTCCTTTTTACAAAGACATTGTAATACCATTTATTAATAAATTGAAAATTAAAAAATTATTAAGATCAAAATTAAATTTGTATCCTAAAACACATGAACAAATTATTCATGGTTTTCATATAGACAGACTAGATAAACATAATGTTGTTTTATTTTATTTTAACACAAACAACGGTCAAACGTTATTTAAAAATAAAAAAATAAATTCTAAAGAAAATAAAGTTGTAATATTTGATGGTTCTTTAGAACACTCTAGTACGACTTGCACTGATGAAAATTATAGAATTACTTTAAATATAAATTATGAGTTTTAAAAAAAATAAATATACAATTATTCGCCAAGCAATATCAAAAGATTTAGCGGCTTTTATTAGAAATTATTTTTGTATGCAAAAACAAGTTTATGATACTTGTAAAGAAGCTAAATATTTTTCTCCATTTGAAAATATACTTGGGTACTATGAAGATCCAGTAAATGGTCAAATACCAAATACTTATTCTGCTTATGGTAATATTGCTATGGAAACTTTATTACTTAAATGTCAACCAGGTATGGAAAAAGCTACAGGATTAAAATTATATCCAGCTTACACTTATGCAAGAATATACAAAAAAGGTGATGAATTAAAAAGACATAAAGATAGATTCTCTTGTGAGATATCTACTACTATGAATCTTGGTGGTGATGATTGGCCTATATATTTAAGTCCAAATGAAAATGTAGGTATACCGGATGGTAAAAAAATAACTACTATTAGCCAAGCAAAAGGTGTCAGAGTGGATTTAAAACCTGGTGATATGCTAGTTTATTCTGGCTGTGAGCTAGAACATTGGAGAGAAAAATTCAAAGGCAAAGAGTGTGTACAAGTTTTTCTGCATTATAACAATCGTAAGACTCCGGGAGCGAAGGATAACATGTTTGACAAGCGTCCACATTTAGGTCTTCCTTCCTGGTTTAAACGATGATATAATTCTTAGATGGAGGCAGGGCACCACCACATACCCCCTGTCTCCTTTTAAGGATTATATTATATGTATTTTGGAGGAACACCCTTTGCAGCGTCTCCTTTTGGAGATCCCGGTTTTAACCCTAACGCTTTTGTTAATGTTACTGGTTCTAGAATAAACGAATCTACTGGATCAGTTACATTAGTCGGTAAGGCTAATTTTGCGGTAACGGGTAGTAGAGTAAATTTCTCAATAGGTAATACTACAATTATAGAAGGTGTTGGTGTTATAGTTACACCTGATGGATCACAAGTTAATATTTCTACAGGTGATCCAACTATTGTAGCTAAAGCTGTAACTGCCATTACAGGAAGCAGAATAAATTTAAATACAGGAACACCTACTTTTGCCTCTAAATATTCTGTAACAGGAAGTAGAGTAAATTTAAATACTGGATCACCAACTATAGTTGGAAAAGCAGTTGTTGAACCTGATGGCTCACAAATTAATTTAAATACAGGTGATGTAACAATATCTGCAGATGCGGTGGTATCTGTAACAGGTAGTAGAATAAATTTAACAATTGGTAATGCTGATGTAGCAGCAAATGCAACAGTATCTGTAACAGGAAGCAGAGCAAACTTATCTTCTGGAACAGTAACAATAACTGCGGACGCTACAGTTTTACCAACAGGATCTAGAGTAAATTTAGCTACATCAGATGTTTTAATTAGAAAATGGGATGGTATAGTGCCGGGAGTTTCAATGACTTGGGATAGCACAAGCTTCCCAACAGCGAGGTAATAAATGTATTTTGGAGGATCGTCATTTGCAGCAGCACCATTTGGAAGTTCTGGTGGTATTAGTATTAGAGCTGCAGTTACTGGTAGTAGAGTAAATTTAAGTTCAGGTTCTCCAGTTATAATTGGTAAAGCTCTTGTTGTTCTTACAGGTAGTAGAATAAACGCAACAATTGGTAATGTTACAACTAGAGTTGATCAACAAGTGGCAGTAACGGGTAACAGAATAAACCTTGCAACAGGCACGGTAGATGTGATATCATGTC